TGCTACTGTAGCTGATAAATCGGCTGTATCTCTGTAGCTAAAAGGTATAGCGTATGTAGTAGTTGTACCGTTTCCGGTGTATCTTACGAATGAATTTGCCATAATTTGTGTTTATCTCTTCTAAAAGGGGTACTTTATTCATAAAGAGCTTCTATCCCTTTTTCAACTTCTTGTTTAAAGCTCTCAATAGTTGTTGGTTTTCCTTGTAATTCAATTAAAGCATACCCTTTAATCCATTCTCTAGCTTCTGCTTCATGCTCTCTAATAATTGACAATAAATAATCATCAGCTTCATATTTACCTGCTATTAATCTATTTTCTGCATATCTAGTGTTAAATAATGAATTAGGATTTTCTAACTCATCTTTAAATCTTTCATTTAAAGTTTGGTCATTAATTTTAATTTTACCTGCTACTTGTAACATTGCTTCATATAGTGTAGTCCCCTCTTTTAATTCCATGTTAGCATTAGTTATAGGGTCTTTAACAGAAAGCACTTCTGTTTTTCTCATATTTAAAGATTTAGCCATTCCAACATCTATTAATGAAGCGGGTCTTTCCCATTTTATATTAGATGTTGCTAATTTTTCTTTAGCTAATTTAGATAATACAATTGGTTTACCATTACTGTCCACCATGTTAGCACTCCAATGTTTAGTAGTTGGAAACACATCTTGAGCTTTACCTAATAATAAACCTTCAGTTTTAGGGTAAACATTTTTTAATGGGTCTCTTCTAGGTGATAAATCATCTCCCCAATTTTCAAAATTAAATTTATTTCCCAAATATTTTTCATCTATAATTTTTGCTAATCCATAAGGTGTTGAATATTCTATGTGGTCAAGCATTGTAACTAATTCTGTTTCTGCTTCAGCAAACACTTTGTTTGTCCAACGCCAAGCTGTTGCCGCAGGTATTAATTTACTTGTGCTTCTTCCTAAATAACTTTGTATTTTACTAATATTAGACATACCTTCTTCAGTTGTTACATTAGTTTGACTAAACATTTCAGTTAATTTAAAGAAATCTTGTGTCATTAAATTACTTGCAAATATATTAGACCATAATGACATTGAACTACCACCTATAAATGACGCAAACTCTATTATTTTAGCTTGTGCCGGTGAGTGGTATTTGTCTGTCCAAATATCACCTGCTTTATTAGTCATATCCCTAATAGAAGCCGCTACCATAAAAGGTACACTTAAAGGAAAAAATCTTTTAAGTGAAACATATTCAAAAGTTCCATCATCATTTTCCATTTTATATGCAAATTTATGTTTAGGGTCTTTTGGTTCTGAACCAGTTAATCTGTCTGTAAAAAATGCTAAATACATTGCATAACTATAAATAACACCACCAATACCTGCTATTGCTTGTGCTTTGTTTCTTACTACAGGGTCAGAGGCATTTTGCATTGCTCTGTATTCTAAATTTAATTTATTTAAACCCGGTGTCATTTGCCAAGCAGTTTTAAATAAGTTTACAGGTGTTTTAACAAAGTGAATACTTGTTAAAATTCTAGTAGCAGGATGTCTGTTTGCAAAATCTAAAACTCCTTGTCCAATATTAAATTTACTTTGTTGTTGGTCTGGATAAAATTTGTTAGCGTCTAATAATTTACTTTTTAAATTTTGTGTAAATGAAGCGCTTTGTGCAATGTATGAGGGGTCATTAGCTACAGATTTACTTAAATCATCTAATGAGTTCATTTCAACAGCATTAAAAGTTTTTGTTTCTCTAAAATTACCAAAATCATCTTCGTATTGATAATATAGTTCAGACCACTTTTGTTCAAATGGTGTTTGTTTAACTTTTTGTTGTTCTAAAGTTTTTAATTCATTGTGTAATGTATCTATTTTTTTATTACTAGGTTTATCTAAAGATTGTTCAAATTTAATATTTTCTCTAACATCATTAATTTTATCTTGTAAAGCAACAATGCTTCCTTTATTAAATTTTTTTCTTTTTTTCCATAACTCAGGATAAAAAGTTCTCATTCTTTGATTTACAACAGCTACTCTAGCGGCTCTATTTAACATGTTTTTAGTAAGTGTATCTCCTGCTCCTAAAAGTCTTAAACTGGTATAAGCAAGCTTACTAATAGGTGACATTATTTTACTTGAAGCTTTAGTAAAAATGTTATCACTTTCTTGTAATTGCGATAAATAAGTTTCCATATTTCTTTGTTGTCTACCATCAAATCTATGCTCTAAATTATCGCCAATAGCTCTATTAGCTTTCCATGAAAGTTTTGCTTTTCTTAATGCAATTTGAAAAAATCTTAATTGAGAAGTAAATAAATCTGTAGCCATAGAAATTTGATTTAAACCTTGTCGTCTATTGCCTTTAATAAAATTAATTAATCCACCTGTGTATTGTTCTAATACTATTTTTTGGTAATTTACACCTGTTGATAAAATGTTTACTTCGTGTGTTGTAGGGTCAAATAAAAGATTAGCTGTTGTATATTCATTTAATGCTTCCGCAAATGAAACATTTTTTTCTTTAGATTTTCTATCAACTTGTTTAATTAATTTACTAGCTAAAAATGGGTTGTTACTTATTTCTGCTAAATTTTCTATAATTTTAATTTTTTCATTAGGTTGTAATTTGTTAACGTTATTTAATAAATCACCTTCTTGTTCAGCTAATATTTTATCTACCATCATTCTTGTTTTATCTGCTTCATCAACTTCAACAATTAATTTTTGTTGGTTCATTACATCTGAAGAAGCTTGTACAGTTTCAACATGGTTTTTAATTAAAACATTTCTTTCTTTCATAGCTTTAATTAATTCTTGGCTAATACTTAATTTTTCATTAACATCAACTGCTTCATCCATAAGCTTTTTTAATTCTGATATTTCTTTACTTTTTAATAACCAATTTATTCTACCCGCATAAACAGTAGGTGCTAAATTAGGTGCCATTTTAGAAGCTAGTTTTAATTCTTTATCTAATAATTTAGCATTTTCTTTACCTAATAATGCTTCACCTTTTTCTTTAATTTTTTGTAATAAATTAACTCTTTGAGTAGTTCTTACTTTTCCTTCTTTAACTAAAGTGTCAATACCTTCTTTAACTTCTTTTACAATTATGTTGTGTGGTTCATCTGCTTTTATTTTATCTAAATTAATAATAGGTGTTTGTCTTTTAATTTGATTTATTTTAGTATTAATAGTTTTAATTTGATTAGGTTTATCTGTAGCTTGTTTAGGAGCTTCTTTTTTATTTATTTTATTTTTAACTGTTTTAACTTTTCCTGATTTACCTGAAAATGTTGTGTCAGCTTCACTACCTGCTAAACCAAAATCTCTATCATAATCACCTTTAAAACCATCTCCTTTATCATAAAATTTACCGGCTTTACCTTTTGCAGACCATGCAGACATACTAGCACCTATAGTTCCTTGTGCAACACCACCTGCTCCACCTGCTATTAATGTTCTAGTTACATTGTAATCAGACATTAAACCGGCATCTATTTCAGCAGTTTGACGTAATAAATCCGCACCACCACCAATAGTTGCACCTATAGTACCTTCTTTTATACCTATGTTTAGAGCAGCTTGTTTAGCGGCATTTAATTGAAATTGTTTTTTAGTAAGTTCATTAATGGCTACTTTACTAGCTTCTCTTGCTACAACTTTTCCAGTTCCAAGTGTGTACAAGTTAATAGGGTCAACTATTAAAGCAGGAATAAAATCTTTAGCCCATTTTGTAAAGCCAATTGTTTGAGAACCAAAATAAGGAAGGTCTGCGTATACTTGGGTTATTTCTGCCCAATCACCTTTATATTGTTCATCTTTAGCTAACACTTGCCCTACATCATTTACAATACCTATTGTATTGTACTCACTCCAAATTCTGTCTTGATAAAATTTTTCTATTAATTCTTCTTTAGAAAAATCATTAATGTTTTTACCACCTGTTACAGAATTGTTTATATCTGTTACACCACCTGAATAATATCTTTTTAATGTTTCTTGAAATTCATCAGATTGTAATTTATCTAAAGCTAATTTTTGACGTTCAGCTTTTTGCATCCTGTCATAGTTAGCCCTTTCTATTCTATTTCTTCTATTTCTTTTACGAGATTCAACACCAATTTTTGTAGATGAAGTTGTTTCTTCTTCTTCTTGATTATTTTTATCGGGGTCTAAAAATGAAAAATCAAATGCCATAAATTATTTTAAATATTGTTTTACTAATTCGTCTAGTTGTAAAGTATCTATATTAAATGCTCCTGCTAATGCAATTTTAGCATCTTCAGTTAATACTCTATTATATAATTCCATATTAAATGGAACACCTGTAATTTGTTCTAAAGCATCAATAAAATAATTTTGTTGTTTTAAAACACTATCACCTTTTTTAAATACACCCAAAGGTGTGTAGGTTTCAATTTGAGGCATAGTAAAATTTTGTATATTAGAAGAAATACTATCTATTAATTGTTGTCTTTCGTCAGTAAAATCTTTTATTTCAACACCTGCTTCTGTTAATATTTTAGTTGCTAAAGCTCTTCTTTTTACACCATCAGATTTAACATCTGCCCATTCTGGTTTATTTAAAATATTCTGAAATGCATCACTTTCCATATATGCATCTACAGGACTTGTTAATGTTCTTTCTGCTTCTTGTTCTATACCTGTTACTTGTTCTTTAGTAACACCTTTAGCCGCTTTAGAAACAACGCTTTCTTCAAACTCAATTGCTAAATCAGCACCTGTTGTTGTAAGTACATTTCCACTATTTATTAAATCAGCACTAGCTTTTAACCACAATGCATTATCATACTTTTTAATAGTGTCATTATAAACTTTATTTAAAAATTCATTTTGTTTTTCAAACCAAGCATTTTTCATATCTGGAGCATCTAACTTATCAAACTTCTCATTATTTTTTAACCAATTTAAATATTGTTTTCCAACATCTTGTTTAATTAAATTACTAACAAAAAAAGCTTTTTGACTTTCGTATTTCTTTTGAACACCTGTTAATTTTGTAACTAATAATTCTTCTATATCACTAACAACAGATAAATATTCTGGAGCTTGTAAAGGAGCTTGATAACCACTTGCTTCATATTTTTTAGCAGTTAATTGGTCAGACATTAAACTTTGATATGTGTCTTCACTGTTCGTAAACTTTAATATTTCTATTCTTAATTCATCATCTCTATTAGTCCATTTACCATTCATAATTTCATCTCTTAATGAACGTATGGCTCCAGTATCTTCAAGTGTTTCATTCATATTTTTCGTTACATTATTAAAAACAATTGCTAACTCTGGGTATTTGTCTACAGCTTCTTTTTTTAAAATAGTTTTTTCCAAAACACCATCAACAGTATTTTCATCTATAGAAAAATATTGTGTAGTAAACATATCTTTTTCTTCATTTTCTTTTCTGTTTTTTTCTCTTTCTTCAAAATTAGACAACGTTCTGTATTTATTATTTAATTTTTTAATTAATTCTGCATTTTTAGAATTATTTTTATTACTAAAAATAGAACCTAATGCATTACCACCTTGACCAACACCTCTGTCTGCTCTCATAATATCTTCAATTCTACTTAATTCAGAAGTATTAGAAGCAGTATCAATTCCTTTGTCTAAATTAAATAACACTATTTCATTAACTTCATCAGGTGAATTAAGGTATCTTTTTTTATTATCACCTTCTTCAGGTGGTAAAGCAACAATAAAAGAATTAGCTTGTTGGTGATATTCGTTTGCATTTCTGCTATCTAATACTTTTGATACATTTTCAAACCTTTCAATTTTTGCCATTTCTTTTCTTTTGACAGAATCTTTTATGGCATCTTTAGCTTTGTATTCATTAAACACAGCAGCAAAACCTAAAGCGTAAGAACCTTCTTTGTCTGCAAAACTTGGTAGATATTCTTTGTAAAATGCCGGTAAATTAGTTTCTTTTAAATTGTATTTATCTTTGTTTTCTTCAATAGTATTTATAGCATCTATTGCTTCAAATTTTCCTCTGTGATATTGAACAGTTTTATCTACATATTTACCACTTAATTTAGGATGTTTACCTTCTAATATTTCTTTTTGAACTGTGTTTATATCTTTTGTAGTTAACAACTGGTTCATTTCTTGTACAGCTTCATCTTTTTTGTTTTGAACATTTTGAACCATTATTCTGCTAATAGCAGGATTAACGTCTTTTTTTAAAATATTTACTAAATCTGTAGCATCAGTTGATGTTGCTGCGTTTACTCTACCTGCAAACGTAGAGCCCATGTATTTATTTGTTACTCTTGATTTATATGCCATGTTTATTTATACCCATATTGTGTGAATTTA